TTTTTGTCCCAGGTTAATACATCTGGGGTTGCCTTGGTTGCCTAATTTTGAAGAGGGTGCCATTCAAATTTGTTTTTAAAAACAGATCTTGGATTTTTGCAATAGAAGGGAATGTTGCAAAATCAGCGGCGGTAAGGTCTACGCCCCATTTGAATTTTATGCTCCTGTATGCCATATGCTTGCTTGATTCCCAAGCACTGACAAGGTCAGAACGACTAATGTTATTTTTCTTCTTAACCCATTCAAACAAGAGGCGGAGAAACTCATACGCACGAATGTTTGTGCCCATAGTATCAAAGGCAAGACCAATGAGTTTCTGCATGTACTCGCAAACAGTAAGATTTTTCCAAGCAGTTGCTTTTCGCACGTACACCGAAAAAGGTCTAAAAGGAAGGGTACCAAGTGTTGTTTTTATGAAGTACCTCTGTAAGAATTTATGAAGACTTGACTTTTCCTTATCGATCTCAAAGTCTTTGTCATAAGCACTGTATATAAAACTTGTTTGTATTTCACTGCCCACTTTCACAGTCTGATTATGGTGTTCCTTGATAAATCTTTTCCACGTCTCCGCATTTATTTTTAGGTATTTCTTGGGGGAACGGAACAGGTAGTCGTCTCCTTGTGCCAAAAACTTCAAACACTTATCCAACAGAACCTCAATCTCACGGCCTGGGTACATGACCATGATGTAATGTATCCACATCAAAATCATATGAAGAGTGTTGAAGAAGCTAGTGTTGTAATCACCAGAGAACAAAGCATTAAGAACTATTCTCCAGAGGTCGGGTGGTAGCCATCCAACAACGTGGCCTGCGGTGTAGCGGGTAAGCCATATCACAAGTGTCTCAAGAAGACCACGCTCGGGATGGTCAGCAGGGATATAAAGAAGAACCATTGAGCAGAAGATTACGAGCGCGGCATAAGGGAACGATTGATCTTTACCGCTAATATCACCAGACACAAAGATACTAGGTTCATCATCATCGAGATTAAGGAAATCATGAACGTCTTTCATCCCTCCATATGCAAAGGGGAAACCAACGAAATTTGACCCGACGTTGTTTGTGCTATTGTGCATTGGCTCATATATAGCACGGGCTATCATGATTTGAAAGATTGGGACAATGAAGAATACACGAGCTTTCTCATACTCACTGGAGGTAACAGAGTATTCAACATAATCAGAGAGGAGTTTTAGTTCTGATTTTACGTTGCACTTTGCAATTGGTACGGGAAGTTCTTCTATAGGACGGGAGGAAGGGTGTATCTTTAATTTCTCTCGTATGTTATGGAGACACCGTTCAATCATCAAACAGGTTGAAAGTAACTGGCTTTGTTTGCTGCCATTCGGGTCGATGACGGCTTTGTCTTTCCCGTCCTGCCACAACGTGCGGGGCCTTATGTTAGTGTGGCCAGCAGCCTTAACTCGGGATATTTGCATTCTTAGGTTGTCATA